CAGGTAGCCATATTAACAACTTGCAGATTAAGCTCATCAATGGTGCGACAATTAGCCTCAAGGGGGCTGACAGACCCGAGACTATGCGTGGTGTTAGTCTTAAGTTTCTTGTTCTGGATGAGTATGCAGACATGAAACCAGAGGTGTGGGAGCAAATCCTACGCCCTGCACTAGCTGACTTAAAAGGTCGGGCAATGTTTATTGGTACGCCGATGGGTCGTAACCACTTCTATGAGTTATTTCAATACGGTTTAAAAGGTGAGGATGACACTTTCAAGTCTTTTCACTTCACTTCATTCGACAATCCGCTACTTGACCCTAAAGAAATTGAGGCAGCTAAGAAGAGTATGTCCTCATTCGCTTTCAGGCAGGAATTTATGGCTTCATTCGAGGCTGGAGGCGGTGCATTATTCAAAGAAGAGTGGATAAAATTTGATGAGGATGAACCTGATGATGGAGACTTTTATATCGCAGTTGACCTTGCTGGTTTCGAAGCTGAAGGATCAATTGGTGTCAAGAATAAAAGATTGGATAGCACTGCGATTTCCATAGTTAAAGCCAACGACAAGGGTTGGTGGGTCGCAGAAATCATCTACGGTAGGTGGGATGTCAAGGAAACAGCAAAGAAAATCTTCGATGTTGTTAAAAAGTATGAGCCTGTGGCAGTCGGTATCGAGAAAGGTATCGCTAGACAAGCTGTTATGCCCTACCTAAGCGACATTATGAAGAGAACTCAGACATTCTTCAGGGTGGATGAGCTTTCTCACGGTAACAAAAAGAAGACAGATCGTATCGTATGGGCGCTGCAAGGGCGTTTTGAGAATGGATACGTAAAACTTAACAAAGGCGACTGGAACGCAGAGTTCCTAGACCAGCTTTTTCAATTTCCAAACAGTTTAGTACACGACGACTTACCTGACTCGCTCTCCTACATTGAGCAACTTGCAAAAGTTTCTTATGTTTTGGACTACGAGGAAGAAGAGTACGAGTATTTAGACACAGTATCAGGATATTAACATGGACGATTACGATAAGTTTACAGACCAAAAGGTCGAGTCGTGGGTTATGGACAAGGTGGAGCAATGGCGCGACCACTACAGTGCAAACTACGAGCAAAAGTTTGACGAGTACTACCGTCTATGGCGTGGTATTTGGTCAGCGGAGGACAAGACTCGTGAGAGTGAGCGTTCTCGCCTAATTTCTCCTGCCCTCCAACAAGCCGTTGAGAGTTCAGTAGCTGAAGTTGAGGAAGCTACCTTCGGTCGTGGTAAGTGGTTTGACATTCGTGACGACCGCAAAGACCAAGACAAGCAGGACATCGCCTTCTTGCGCGAACAACTGACTGAAGACTTCCAATTCACCAAGACACGCAAAGCTGTTGCTGAGTGTATCTTGAATGCTTCTGTGTTTGGTACTGGTATTGGCGAACTTGTCCTTGAAGAGATCAAGGAAATGAAGCCTGCTACCCAGCCAATCATGGATGGTGCGATGCAAGCGGTTGGTGTTAACATCGAAGACCGTGTGGTTGTCAAGCTACGACCCATCCTGCCTCAGAACTTTCTAATTGACCCTGTTGCTTCCTCTATCGAAGAGGCGCTAGGCGTTGCAATTGACGAGTTTGTTCCTAAACACCAAGTTGAAATGGGGATTGAAAGTGGTATCTATCGCGATGTTGATATTGAGTGTGCCTCTACTGACACAGACATTGAAGTTGACAAAGAGCTATCAACGTTTGACGAAGATAAAGTCCGACTAACCAAATACTATGGGTTGGTTCCCCGTCACCTCTACGTCGATGCGATGATGGAGACTGAAGATGACGAGCTTGCCGAAGAGATAGGTTCAGAAGAAGACAAGAGTGACGAAGAAGGGTACGTCGAAGTCATCATGGTTATTGCCAATGGCGAAACCCTGTTGAAGATCGAAGAAAACCCCTACATGATGCAGGACCGTCCAGTAGTCGCGTTCCCTTGGGATGTGGTTCCGGGTCGCTTCTGGGGTCGTGGTATCTGTGAGAAGGGTTATAACAGCCAGAAGGCGCTAGATGCTGAGCTACGTGCTCGTATTGATGCTCTAGCACTCACCGTACACCCCATGATGGCTATGGATGCTTCTCGTATGCCTAGGGGAGCGAAACTAGAGGTACGTCCGGGTAAGACAATCCTTACCAACGGCAACCCTTCTGAAATTTTACAACCGTTTAAGTTCGGCAACTTAGACCAAGTTACCTTTGCTCAAGCTGGTGAACTACAAAAGATGGTTCAGATGGCGACAGGCGCTATTGACGCTGCTGGTATCCCCGGTACTATCAATGGTGACGCTGCTGCTGGTGCTGTAAGTATGTCAATGGGAGCAATCATCAAACGCCACAAGCGTACATTGATTAACTTCCAAGAGAGTTTCCTCATTCCTATGATTGAGAAGACTGCATGGCGTTATATGCAGTTTGATCCAGACAACTATCCTGTCTCAGATTACAAGTTTGTGCCTTCTTCCTCTTTGGGTGTTATTGCCCGTGAGTATGAGGTAACACAATTGGTTCAGTTGCTACAAACCCTTGGTCAGAATAGCCCCATGTACCCAATGTTGGTATCTGCGGTTATTGACAACATGGGTCTGGCTAATCGTGAAGAGCTTATGGCTCAGTTGGCTCAGGTTTCTCAGCCTGACCCCGCAGCACAACAAGCCGCTCAGCAGCAACAACAGCTACAACTTGCCCTTGCTGAGGCGCAGTTGCAATTGGTGCAGGCTCAGACGATGGAAGCACAGGCTCGTGCCCAGAAGTACACAATCGAAGCTCAGTTGGAGCCAGAAGTGGTTAAGGCTAAGATGGCAGCAGCTATCTCTACCAACCTCCAAGCTGGAAATGCTGATGATGCAGAGTTTGAGAAGCGTGCAAAGATTGCCGATCTCATGCTGAAGGAAGCAGACATCAAGAGTAACGAGCGCATTGCAGTGATGCAGATGCAAAATAGGAAGCAATAACACTTGACAAAATTGTAAAAGTGTGGTATAATAGCAACATCTCTCCACGATATGAAAGGATAAAGAGATGGACAAAGAGTTACAAGAGTATTACGAAACATTACTAGATTTGTTTTCCTCAAAAGGGTGGAAGCAATATATCGAAGACATCTCCGACAATATGGAAATTCTTCAGGATATTACTACCATCCCAGATGAAAAGCAATTCTGGTTCCGTAGAGGACAAATAGAAGCGGTACAGCGAGTTCTCTCTTACGAGTCAGCGAT